GTTTGCCAGTCGCTCGTTGCTTTCCCGAGCGTTGCATAATTTGACTCCGTTGCATAGGCGATGGGGATTTCTGAATTAAGCAACGCCTTACGCATCGACAAGTCGGTCGTCTCCCGGCTCTTCAAGAAGGGCATGCCCACCACCTCGGTGGACGCAGCCCAGGCGTGGCGTGAGACGAACGCACCGCCCCGCGCCAAGCGTGGGCAACGCGGCACGCCACCGCCCGCGCCGAAGGTCGCCGAGCCTCCGTCCGCTCCTGCCACCCCGCCGGCATCCTTAAACGATACTCCACCGCCGCCGCCGCCTGTTTACGACAGCGCACCGGAACCAGACGACGAAGACAATACGCCGCGCCAATCCCTACGCCGCGCACGGCTCGCCGAGAAGGTCGGCTACAACGAACTCGTCATCTGCAAGCGAAACGGCGGAAGCATCGAAGACATCCGCAAGGCAAACAGCACCTACATTTCGAGCCGGAACAACCGCGTCAAAGCCGAGAAGGATTTCAAAGATTGGCAACTCCAAGAGCGCAAGCTCCTCTTTTTCGACGAAGCCCGCGACATCACCAGCCGTCCGCACATCGCCGCCAAGCAGTTGCTCGAAGTCATGCCCAAGACCCTCGCCCCCCGGCTCCACGGCCAACCGCAGAAAACCATCGAAGCCTCGCTCGCCGAGTGGGCCGACAACCTCACCACCATCATCCGCCAAGCCATATGAAAATCGAAACGCTATCCACCGCCAGCCTCATCCCCTACGCGCGCAACGCCAAGAAGCACGACGCCAGCCAAGTCGCCAAGCTCGCCGGGAGCATCCGCGAATTCGGCTTCAACAACCCCGTCTTGATCGACAAGGACAACGGCATCATCGCCGGTCACGGTCGCGTCCTCGCCGCTCAGTCCCTCGGCCTTGAAACCGTCCCCTGCATCCGCCTCGGCCACCTCACCGACACGCAGCGCCGAGCCTACATCCTCGCCGACAACCGCCTCGCTGAGATCGGCGGCGGGTGGGATGAGGAAATGCTGAAGCTCGAACTCGCGGACCTTGCCGCCTTGGATGTCGATGTCGCCGAGATCGGATTCGGAGCCGAAGACCTCGCCGACTTGGAAATGGAAGACGAGGCCGAAACCTCAGACGCCGACGCCGAACCCCAGATCGACAAAGCCGAAGAACTCCGCGCCAAGTGGGGCGTCGAGCCTGGGCAACTTTGGGAGCTTGGCGACCATCGGTTGCTGTGCGGGGATAGCACGAAGAAGGAGGATGTGGATAAAGTGATGGGTGGGGAGAAAGCTGATGGTGTCGTTACAGATCCGCCTTATGGAATCGGTTATGCTGGATCGATGAAGTTAGGGCAGGAAAAGTTTGGGTGGAAGCAATACGAAGGAGGGTGGGATGAGAGCAGACCGACAGATGAGCAAATCACTTTTATTTCTAGCTTTGCAAAACAGGTAATTATTTGGGGAGGTAATTTCTTCCCCTGCCTTCCTGTTTCGGCTGGCTGGCTTGTTTGGAATAAAATTCAGCGCAACTTTTCGATGGGTGAGGGGGAACTTGCTTGGACAAACTTTAAGAACTCCATCAGGCTTTTTGATTTATCGCGTGCAGCGTGTGTTAGTGACGGGAAGGTCCATCCAACACAAAAATCTGTGGAGCTAATTAAATGGTGTCTTGATTTTATTGATGGGGCGCTGATTGCGGATTTCTATTCCGGAAGCGGCACCACGATCATCGCCTGCGAGCAACTTGGCAGGAAGGCGCGCGCCATCGAAATCTCGCCAGCCTATGTCGCCGTGGCGATCCAGCGTTGGGTCGATGCCACCGGTAAAGAACCCAAGCGCCTCACATGACCCCCGCCGCCGAAGCCCTACGCGATCACCTGCGCTCGATCTACGCACCGATTGACCGGCGCACCGTGACCGAGTGGTGCGCTGACGAGGTGATCTTGAGCGAGCGGCAAACGCAGATGCCCGGAGCATTCTCGACGCGGATGACGCCCTACCTCCGCGAGCCGCTCGAGTGCTTCGGCGATGTCGATGTTTCCGACCTCGTGCTGGTCTTTGGAACGCAGACCGGCAAGACAACGATGGTTCAGGCAGGCACGGCGTGGAGGATTTGCAACAAGCCGCAGCCCGTCGTGTGGGTCATGCCCACCGAGGGACTCGCCCGCAGCTTCTCCGAGACGCGCTGGCTCCCGCTCTTCGACGACAGCGCCACACTCGCCGCTCAGAAGCCAGCGGACCGGCACAAATTCAAAAACCTCGAGCAGCATTTTTCGCGCTGCTCGCTCGTCTTCGTCGGCAGCAACTCCCCGGCGAACCTCGCCAGCCGTCCCGCCGGTTTGCTCCTCATGGATGAGGTGGACAAATTCGCCCGCGAGACCGACCAAGAAACCTCCGCCCTCTTCCTCGCAGAGAACCGCACCAAGTCTTTCGTCGGCGCGCTTCGCGTCAAGACCTCCACACCCACCACGCCCGACGGCGCGATCTGGCAGGAGTTTTTGAAAGGCACACAGGAGAAATTCATGCTCGAGTGTCCGCACTGCCACGACCGCATCGAACTACTTTGGGAACAGGTCAAGTGGGACACCGAGGCGAAGATTGCCGGCAAGTGGAACATGGCCCGCGTCGAGGAGTCCACGCGCTACATTTGCCAGCGGTGCGGCGGCGAGTGGAACGACGGCCAGAAAATCGAAGCCCTGCAAGGCGGCATCTGGCAATCCACGAACCCCGCAGCACAGCGCGGATTCCGATCCTTCCACCTCAACTCCCTTTACGCGCCGTGGCGCTCCTGCACCTTCGGCGCGCTGGCCGTGAAATTCCTCCGCGACAAGGACACGCTCAACGGCCTGCAAGATTTCACGAACAGCACCATGGCCATGCCGTGGGAGCAGGTCGAAACCAGCATCGGCGACGCCAACATCCTCGCCCTGCGCGGCGACTACACGCGAGGCACCTGCCCTATCGAACCCGCGCATGTCGTCACCTGCGCCGACATCGGCCAGGACAAACAGCACTGGGCAACGGTTGCATTCGATATGACCGGCCAGAGCTATGTCCTAGACTACGGAACGACCCTCACCATCGAAGACCTCCTCGCCGACTCACCCCGCCGCATTTACCGAACCCCGAGCGGGCAGGAGGTCCGCCCCGAGTGCGGCATGCTGGACAGCGGCTACGCCACCTTCCGAGTTTACACCGCCTGCCAGAACTCCGGCGGATTCTTCCACGCCGCCAAAGGCTCCGGTGCCACCTTCGGATCTCGCATCGGCAAAACCGTCATCGAAGACTTCCCCGGCGTGGTGCTCTACACCTTCGTGGACCATGCCATCAAGACGGAGCTATTCATCGACCGCATCCGAAACGGCAAGCCCCCGCTCGCCATACCACGCGACACCGGCGAAGACTTCCTCCGCGGCATGAGCGGCCAGCGCCTCGTTCCCCGCAAGACCGCCACCGGCCAAGAGTTCGTGTGGAAATCCGTCGCGCAAGATCACTACATGGACGCCGTGAAACTCTGCCATGTCGCGTGGCACATATTGAAAAACTGACGCCGTGAAAAAATCCCAACTCTGGAAAATCTATGTGGCAAAAAATCCCGCATTCGAGCGCGATGGAAATGTTACTTTGTCAACGCGCGGCCTCCGCAAACTCTTCGATCAGACATGGGACTTGGCCATTCACGAAGGCGAACCCGAGCACGAAGCCCCGCCGGTCACCGACTCAAAAGGCGTTGCAGACCTTATGAAAATCTTCGGCATGTCCTAAATTTTCCCCGAACTTTTCCCCGAACCTTTCCCCGAACCTGCCCGCCCAGCTAGGTTTTAAGCGGCTCCGCGGGCCTCCAAAATTATTTTCATTTCTTGATAAAAAATTGTTGACGAGAAACCAAGAGCGTGCGAGAGTGGTTGCAGATCGAAGCCACCACGGCAGAGACAAAAACCAAAAACCAACGACAAAAAATGAAAAACACAGCTAACCAAATCGAAACAGGATCAATCGTAAAATTCATCTACGGTGCACAATTCGGCGAAGAGTGCGGGATCGTTGTTGAAATCAACGAAACACAATGGGGCACTCAATACAAAATTATCACCGACGAAGGGGAGGTGCAGTTCACATCTGAAATTCGCGAGATGGGCGAGCGGACAGCAAACGGCTCTCCAATCGGTTGTTTCCTCGTAACCGAAGCCGACATGTAATTCACCACCCGGCGCGGGTTCGATCCCCGCGCCACCAACCCACGACAAAAATGAAAACCAACGACCGAAGCCTCTACAATTCGCTGGCCTGCCTCGTGCTCCTCGGCAAAGAACTGAAAAGCACGCTTGAAGACTTAGTCCTCGCCCTCCAAAAATCCGAAGAAATCCTCCTCGCCCAAAACCTCAAAACCTCCACCCGCTCGAAAAAATGAAAAACCAAGACCTCTACAACATCACCCTCGCAGCCGCCGACACTAAAGCCAGCGAGCAAATCCAAGTCGGCTTCTTACTGATCCGTAACATGGGCTACGGAAAGAAGGAGATCGCCAACGAAATTACCGACCTGCGCCAAGCCGTCCGCGTCATGCGCGCTGGCATGACCGACAGCGAAAGTGACCGCCTCGAATCAATTCGCCTCGAGCGAACCGGCGTCGAATACGATGCCGAGCAAGGCACCATCGCCGAGGAGTTTTCCGAGACCGTCGGCGACTTGGTGGATGTTTTGAATATGGGCGATTACCAATGCAGCCTCTCCGCAAAATGAAAACCGAAATCAAATTCCAAACCATCGGAACGCGAGCCGTTGTCAGCAAAGACATCACGCCCGGCGAGGCCGCCGTCATCCTCCAGCAGAATCCAAAGCTGACCCAAGTAGACACCCCCTCCGGCTACTACCCGCGCCCGAAATGAGCAAGCCAACCACCCACGGCGGCCCGCGCAAAGGCGCCGGCCGCAAAACCGGAAGCAAAAACAAAAACGCCAAAGGCCGAACGGCCATCACCAGATCCGTCTCCATGCAACCGGAGTCCTGGCAAAAGCTCGACCGCGACCGAGGCGACCAGTCGCGCGGAAAATATATCGAGTCGAAACTATAAATCGCCAGATTTTTATCATGTCGCCCGGCACGCGATAAACAAAAGCCGTTCTCTTTACACGATGTCGGAAAAACACCCCCAAATTTCCGACAAAACTATCCGCGCGCCGGTATAAAATCGGGCTATTCGCTCACAAGTATAACCCGCTTTGCTTAAAATTTACGCCAAAGCTCAAGCGTGCCTTGAGTTTTACGGCAAAATCTAAACCGCCGGACTCTACATTTGCCAAATGTAGCATCCCGTTTTCCTGTAGCTTTTGACTCCCCCCAAATCCTCGCAGGCAGACGAGAGACACTGATGAGCGACTTGACCGGAGAATCTCGGTCGTCGCCACATCGATCTCGGGAGGTCACCGTATGGTGCGCCGCAAGATTGGAAACCCGGCGTCTGTAAAGGTGCGGCCGCGCCGTCCCTGCAAATCCTCCCTCTGCGTCTCCGCGCCTCTGCGGGAGATCCTCCTTTTGACACGCCCCCTCCGGCGTGACCGACCTCGACAAAATATCCGGCGTGAAATCCTTCCTCCGCCGCACCAAGACCACCGCCGAACTCGAAGCCCTCGCGCTCTCGACCTTCGCGTCGGCCACCGAGGAAGTCGTCATCACATCCCTCGGATCGGAAGGCGCCAGCAGTGCCGGACAGATTTCGTTCCCGAAGTGGCTCCTCCTCCAAGCCGTCGAAGAACTCCTGAGCGAAGGCCCGAACGGCCGCCAGCTTTTCGCTATCGCCGACCGGAGCAGATACGGCACCGCCGTTTGACACGCCCGCCTCGGCGTGCCGTCGAAAATCAAAAAATCA